TTGAGGCTCTTTTTGATCTTACATGCTCTGCTCTGCTAACATTCGAGCGAATTCATCCATGTCATCATCGGAAACTTCTTCGGTCGGTGATGCTTTCTGCTCTGGGGTGTCATTTTCATGAACAGAAGTATCCGGAGCTGCTGAATTAGATTGAGACACCACTGGGGTATCTGGTTCTTTGAACCCTTCTTCATCAGACAGACCGAGAACTACTTTCAATCGTTCTTTCAATTGTTCATACGACTTGAATTGGTTCGGATTGATGAAATCTTGTAAGCTATACGCCTGTTCAAGAAGTTCTTCAATCTTGGCATCGTCACCGCCACACAGTTGAGAGTCAATCCAGGTACTTTCTTTTGGAATGTCTACTGGCACTAAACCTTCAAAGCTACCAAATTTGCGATTTTCTCCTTCAAACCACAAATTCAGATCTTTGCCTGTATACGGGTCGAACGGGTCGAATGAAGGCCGAGTTGGATTTGCTGGATCAAACGCCTCGTCAATCATCTTGTTGATTGCGCGGCCAAATTTGAACAGGAACACTTTACCTTCGTTTTCGGGTACTGCTTCATCCTTGATTACCAGGATGTTGGCATAATATTCGTCAGAAGCGATACGACCGACTAATGTCTTTTTCATATCGTTGTCTGGCTTACCCATTTCCTTCCATTTATCCCACAATGGACGATCGTGTTCATTGACAGGACATTCTTCGCCCAGTGTTTGACGACACAATTCACGATACTGGTCACCATTTGGACCTTTGAAATTATGAGACTTGACACAAACTACTGGAGTCAGTACCGCATCATCAGGCAATTCACCAGCATCTGATTTTCTGTAATCAGCAAAAGATATTGGAAGGAAGCGAATCACAGAATTGGAATAGACCAAGGCATTGCCCTTTTTGTCTTTTTTGGTTGGGTGTTTCACATACCCATATTTCCAAATTCGTTCATCTTTTTGAAAACCACCAGACTTGATTGATGATTTGATGGCTTCGGCAGTTTTACCGCGATTCTTTTTCATGCGATCCATTAAACTGGACATAGATTTTACCTCTGAGTTGTTTGTCAATATCGGACATACATATGGTATTTAACATTCATTCAATCAAAAAAGTTTTTTAGTGCGATTCTTCTCCTTCAACAAGTGTAATTCCTGAGCTTCCGCTTCTAATTTGGCTTGTAGAGCCGGGGTGATAAATGGAGCACAATCCTCCATTTCGATTTCATGATTATCTAACACCGTTTCAAGAGCAGATAAAAGATTACACTTTTCATTTCTAACGGTTTCTATCACTTCATTGGTGATGAGTTCCGGAGTAACGATGATTTTCATAATCTGGCCTCATACATCAATGGTCGATGTTTTTCCTGCACCTTTCTTGATATTACCAAGAACATCTTTCCAACCGTCCGGTCTTTTATCCTTTACAGAAACGCCTGAAACGATCATAGGAGCACCGATCACCAATTGGACGTGAAATACCCCGCAATTCGGGCAAGCATCCTGACATGGCTCATACCGGGCGTCAACTCTCTTGAGTTTATCAAAATCATGATTGCAAGAATCACAATGATAATTGTATAACGGCATTGTTCAGTCCTTAATAATAGATACAGATAGACAACCACAATAAGGCATTGAAGATAGAATATATGAAAAATCTAAATGTCACCGCTGGCAACTTTTCAATATCGGCAAACACGTTATTTCTTAATGCCGTGAACGTGTCACGATCGCTTGCCAGAATGAAAATTGAAATAGCTCGCAAAACTACGATTGTCAGTATCTGTATCCCATACCGGATAACCAATGCTGTCATATTGGCAACCAATATTGAAAATATCCAAATTGAATATTCATTGAAGAACGAAATGATTTCAGTCTTCATTTTCTTTCTCCTTTTCTTGTTCTGCTTTCTCTTTTGCCCTGCGATCTAAAATTTCTTTTTCCATCTTGCTATATGTTCCCCGGTCAAAGGAACGCATCACGGCTTGGATATTATGAAGATCGATAGCAGAACCTTTAAACTTTTCACGAGCTTCTTGTAGAAGAACTTCTGGATCATCTACACCGAGTTTCAATTCTTCCACAATAAATGTTTCAAATGGGCTGTTAGCAAATATCAATGGAAAGTCTGCCATTATTTGAGTCCTATAATGTCTGGATGACATTTCATAATAAAATATGAGTCGATGATATCATCTACTGGCTTCAACTCCCATGGAGTTTCAAGCTTCCTGATGACCGCCTCATTGTCAATTAAATCATACCCGAGAACACTTTCAATAAAAACTTCTTCTTGCGTTGTAAATGCATTATACAGGACATCCTTCCCAGCATTTCCGTTTCCGCTGTTATGTTTCTTTGCCGTTTTAGGTTCGATAATGTTGAAAGGAATTTTCATAACGAACAGTCTTTGTTTGAATGCTCCTGTAGCTTCTCCTATCTCAAATACACTACCTTTGGATCCATAGCTGTAACCTTCAATGGCGGCGGATTGGACACCGAATTTTCTAAGAACGGCTTCACCCCAATCAGCGATATTTTTAAATCGTTCTTCATTACATGAATATGAAGGTTGTTTTAGAATACTGATATTTTGGTGCATCCCGGTCAATTCTTTACATCTTGACCAAGTACCATAATTGAAGAACAAGCAATTGGAGAATTTTAGAGGGGTAGAACTGTTCCAGATACATATTGAAGGACTGGACATTGAGAAATCTATACCGGCATAAATCATGAGAAAATCCCATATAAACATTATGCCGGTATTTATATGAACTATTCCTCTTCGGGATTGGCCTCATCATTGGTTAATTCAATGTCTGTAGAAGCACAACAAGGGCAATATTCTACAATATCTTCATCAGCATCAATTTTGGCCACAAAACCACATTCAAAACATTCTAAGTCAAGCATCTTCTTCACCTGTTAAAAATTGAATATTTCCGTCATTCAATAAGAATGGGGTTCCCATAAACAAAGGCAATCCAGCTTTAACGCTGGAACGTCCTATAATTAATGCAGCCAAGATTTGTTTGGTACTCTCGCCCGTTGCACCCGCGCAAAAATAAAGTTGCTGATGATCCTTATAGAGGAGGAAATGAGGAGTTATATCCAAGCATTCTACTCCATTACCTTCTGAAGATATTTTATCTTCAGAAATACAAGGAAGTCCAACTTCCAAACATTCTTGATTGATGATTTGTAGCAAGTCATTCATCTACTCGAACTCCTCCTGATGTACGTTCAAGATCATATGCGAGTTTTGTCTTTTTTGCGTTGTGTTCTATTGATTGGTTTCGTAACAATGGTTGAAGAATCTTCTGTTGTTTCAATTCCTGAGGAACCATACATGGTTTTCATTGTGTTGCGGTTTAATTCTTCAACTTTGACGGGATCGGTTTCAAATACTGTATAAGAATTGTCGGTCGGATATACAGCCTTCATCGGAACAATACTATGTTCATATCCTAAAGTCACCGCCATTTTTGCAAGAGTGGCTGTTAGGATTGAAGAAAGTTCAGCAGTCAAGAATGAAACCGGGGCAAATCCAATAGAATTTTTCACCAAATCCAGTTGGAAGATACCGCAATGCGTGAACACATAAGGCTCTTCAATTTTAGTGACTTCTATTTTTGTGGCTTGTATCAATGAAACGAAATCTTCGAATTTGGACATTATTTTACCTCTGAAACTGTACTAGATATCATAAGGATATCGCATTTTTATTCAATAGTAATTAAACATGATAGATTTAAAAGAAATCTCAGCTATGTTTCAGGCTTGGATGAACAATACGTTTTCAATCCCAAGATACAATACATTCTTTTTTAAATTGGAAAAGAAAATCATTGTTCCTTATTGTGACAACGACGTCTACAATTTCGAAGCAATGGAGATTGAAGAAGTTAAGAACTTTGTAAAAATGAATTTTCCCACTTATGAATTTGGGGTGTGGTGTTATCAGAATAGTGTAGACCCAAATACTCTCATATTTTCTGTGGAGTACCTTGTCAACTGGGCAGGTGAAATAAAATTTATTTTAAAAAGTTTTAAAAAAGTGGTTTTTTCATAATGGTTTTGATAGTACCCTAAACCCCGTGGTTTGCCCGAAAATGATTTTAATAGATCAGATTAATCAGAACGGTTGGCTTTCCTTCTCTCAGAATCACGAAGAATATCTTCATAAGTTTCACGCTCAACAGATTCTCCAATTTCAGCTTTGACAAATTTCACATCATGTTTTTTCATTTTGTAATATTTGTATCTTTCTTTTGAATGTTCAATATAGTAGCAATTGGCTGAAGGAGATTTTCTATAGTCGTCGACAAAGTCGATAATTCTTGCTACTGTTTTGAACTCGTGAATACGAAGCATTCTTCCTAGAGTCTGTAACACTCGGATCAATCCCTTGGTGCTAGAAGCCAAGAACAAATTGTGTAGGCGTTTGATTGATATCCCGGTAGACAGTGTTCCCCAGGTTGCTATGAGGATATATCCACCATCTTTTTCCAAATCTACAGTGATTTCTCTACGATCATCGAGTTTCACGCTACCTTCGATGATTCTAACCCGGTCTCCAACCCCCATATCTTCAAGATATTTCTTGAATTCCAACAACCCCTTTTCAACTCGCTCAAATATCACTAGAGAATTTTCATTGTTATCTGATCTCATTTTGGCAAGTTTTGCAATATATTTCATCCTACCTGGGTGCTTAAGAAGATATTGAATAGTTCCTTCATAGTCTAATTTGGAGAGTCTTATATTGTCTATTGAAGGGTAACGAATGGTGGTCATGTAGATCTGAGTTTGAGATGCTTGACCCAAATCTTTCAATTCCTGAGTTTCAACATATTGGCGAGTTGCTCCAAACAATCCTTCAACTTGGTATTGATGCAATTCGGTTCCATTTAGTGTTCCTGTTAGTCCGAGGCGATCTGTTGCATTACGACAGTTCTTGATGATCTTGGTTTGCTTTTTAGCTGACGCTCCATGAACTTCATCACAAATAACAGAAGTGAAAGGGTCGAAATAATCAGAACCCATATCCTGGAGGGATTGCCATGTAGAAATAACGATGGGTCGGTGAACGTTTTTCGGTTTACCTGAAACAATTTGTTGAACATTTCGGTTACATTCTGTCCAGCCATATTCTTTGAAGTTGTCGTATAGTTGTGAGACTAACTGGATACGTGGAACCAACACTAGAACATGGCCGTCTTGGACCTCAGAAAGGAATCTGCAGATGATATAGATGACCAGGGACTTACCCGCTCCGGTATCTGCTAACGCTGTTAGACGGCGATATTTGATAAAATCTCTTACAATTCTGAATTGATATTCATGAGGGGTGAACGGGAGATTTAATTCATCAATCCATTCATGAAGTTCTTTATCGGTTATATGTCTGAAATTGTTGAAATTCTTGTCGACTTCAACTTTGTAATTCTTCAGTGTTGGAAGAACCCTATGAAGTAACCCGGCGTCAAAATGTCCTGTGGTCTTATCATAGAGACGAATCTTCCCATCATACTTTGAAAAATTGTTTGGGCGATATGAAGGGTCGTCGACTTTGAAACGATCGTACAGTTCCTCATGAACACAAGATTCATCAGAATAGACAGTTGCAATGTTGTTATTTGTCTTTTCTATGTAAACACTGTACATTGTTGGGTCTCATAAAATATGAATTACCCTATATTTAACAATTGATTATCTTATGAAATTTCTTGATTCTTTCAGCAAATTCCTTGATAACATCCTTTCTATCGGTGATAATGATTGTTGGCATAGGAGATTTTTCATTAGCAATAATGTTAATAAGTTTCTTTGCCTTTATACTATGCATTTCTTCAATCGCTAACGAATATCCGCAAAGTTGGTGACGATAACTTGTTGTATCTGAACGAGTTTTAATAAAATTAGAGCCTTTGTAGTCTATAAGAGCCAATTCTCCCTTCCATTCAGCACATAAGTCGAGCCTTCCACCGACTTTCATAATCTTGCTGAAGACCGGAAGTTCTGCTCCATAGACCTTTCCTAGTCCAGTATCTAATGCTCGCTTGAGTTGAATGAATAATCTTCGATATTCTCCTGCTGCTTCAACACATTCTTCAAAAGGATAATTCCTAACATACATCTCAGAAGCAAGATGAATCTTTTCACCTCTGTCGCAACAGCGGGTAGATTCTTGTTCAGCATATTCTAATCCAACTCGTTCCACCCATTTTTCATACCAATCATGATCATCTTCTGTCATACCTAACATGGTGGTCATTGACCAATATTCTGTTCCGGATTCATCTGTATAGATCCTACCATTAGGAGTATCCCGACTGGTGATGTTGCCTGTCGGGATTTGAGGTCGAACCCATTGGAATTTACCGTCAAAGACGCTCAGACCTGCCATTAGATACCAGCCTCGATATATTTGCGCCAATCCATGATGGTACGAATTTCGCTCCCTCGTTCCTTGATACGCCATAACACGTTTTCAAGAAATTCTACTCGTCTTTTGGCTTTGGTGCATTCCAAATCAATTTGGTGATACATTGGGTCACATTTGACACAAAGATCTAATTCCTTTTGATTGGATGGGGGATATTTCAAAGGACGCTCGCGATACACCGATGGAGGGAATTTTCCATCATAATATCTTCTCAACTGAAGTTCTGTTGATAGTAGTTTCTGGTTGAAGAAATCAAGAGCATTTGTTTCAACCGCCAACAACCGTTGAACCTTGAAGTAAATTGAACTTTGTTCTTTAGCATAAGAGTCTAAATGTATTGTATCTTCCAGGGCCAACCATTTATCACAAATGTCTGTCAATTCTTCTATTGTTTGGTGTTGTGGTAATTCAACTTGTCCGTCTATTGTTTCCATCAATTCAATCTCTATAACTGAGTGGTATCTACTATAACCTGACCGTTTTCCATAAGTATCATTCCACCGAATTTAAAGGTGGCGGTGCATGTAAGAGTTTTCACTCCAGCGGTAGTGTCTAGACTAACAGTAGAAAGGTTGCTCAATGTTGCATCAAGATAGGTGTAGGATACGTTCATATCCTTTTTGGTATTGCTTAGAGGAACGACGGTGAATTGAAAATATACTTCTTCCATTTCCATTTTCGGAGTTCTCAATATCCTTGCTAACATCGCATTGTAGTTCTTGTAATTTTCATCGACGATGAAAGTGAAAACTACTGGATCGAAATATACTGTGTCAGAAGAAACGTTGAATGTTGCAACTCCCCCAAATCTGGGACCGATTGTTCCTTCTGCATTCACCCCCGGCATATCGAAATCCGTGGTTTTTCTTGCAATCAGTCTAAGATCTCCAAACGGAAGAATCAACAACCAACTGTCGCTAGATGCATCATTTTGTTGATAATTGCTAAGAATTTCGCCCATGGCCATAATCTCTGAATATAAATACAAACAGTAATGATTATTTAACTGAGTAACTGAGATTACATGATGATGAAAATGATGAAAATGATTTTCATCATGGCTTTTTCGATAGTGATATGTTCTTGTAAAATACAGGTGGAATCTGAAGTTCCTCTTAGCACATTTTTGAAACAAAAGTCTGACGAAATAACTGTGAAGATATATGGAGTCAGTTCGGGATGTGAATATTGGAGAGGAACATATGTTTGGAACTCTGTTTGTAAGAAAGAAAAAGAAGTACATTACAAATTGCCGGTAGTAAAGTATCCAGACGTCACTTCGGTAAAAGAATCTCGGTTTGGATTTTACTATGGTAAAAACGATACTCTCATTTTATTTTTGAGAACGGATACCCTGAAAGACATACAAGAGCAATCCAAGAATCTTGAAGGTGGAAATTTCACGGTCACGGTTCAAATAAAACTTTCGAATGATACTCATGGTGAAATTAAATTAAAAATGAATAATGTGTGGGTTGAAAACAGCATTGGTTTGGGACACGAATTGAAAGAATACACCATAGAGCCAGGTGAGACGTTAATATTGAATCTCTCCGACACCAGTGTATTCTCTTTGATGAATCAGGGATATGAACCCATTGTTGGTTTTTCATTAAGAAGACTCGGTTATAATAACTGAGAAAATACTTTTGGAGATTGGTAGATGGCAAACTTTGTTATTCAGCGTGAAGGGTCTGATGTTCGTATGAGTTCTTCTAACGGTGAAGATTTGGTTATGAAGTTGAAAAGTATGGGAGTCAAAGGCGTCGATAAGAAAAAGACCCCTCGCGAACTTCAGAAAGGACAAACATATAAATTCACCGGGGCTGGTAACAAAGAGGTAAGAGTTCACGTATCATGAGCAAACTTCTGTTTCAGAATGATTCTCCCAGGATTCTGAATTACAAATCTCCAGACAATACTTCTACCCGGCCTCGGGTATCTATCATGAGGCCTTCCAAATTTTCAAATCCTTTCAAGATTGGTTCGGTTCTTACAATACGAGAAGTCAGATCTATTATTGCAAACCAGATTGGATTACCGGGGGAGACCGAATGTTTAAAAGTTGCCTTGAGATATGCCCTTAGAGGCGGGTCTCTCACGCGCTCAGAAGTCCTAGAATGCTTTGAAGAATATTGGACGGTGATTCGCTTGACGGGTGTAGTAACAGACGCTGAGATGCTTGCTCTTAGGAATCATGATTTGGTCTGTTGTTGTAAACCAAAAGGATGCCATGGGGACATCCTTTTAAAAGATTATAAGAGAACGGTTCAGAAAAGAAGTAAACCATTTTCATTAACAACTGGGATTTCATAGTCTTTGAACCCGGCTTCAACCAGTTGTTTCTTGCACATTTCAAATCGTTCGATTTCTCTTTCAAGTTTTTCATGTTTGAATAATTTGAGTTCTTCGATAATTATTCTCAGTTCTAAGATCTTATCATATTCATGTCGTATGAGTTTGTTGAAGAAATCCTGATTAGCATCATCAGCCTTTTCCAAATCTTCTTTGTAATCTGAGATAAATTCATTACGGCGGTCGATATCCGAAAGACATTGGGTGACCAAAGTTTTCATTGCGTGATGTAAATCATGCTTCGAACGAGCATAATCCTGGACGTTTCTGAACTCTTCTTCATCATCAGTTTCTTCAATAACCTTCACCCGTTGAACGATGGTTTGGTTCATTCCTTCAAATTGTGTGAAATCCTTGACAGTAGCTTTGAATTTCAACCGTGAACCAACACTTGAATAAAATGATGTTGAGAATACGGTCACCATCTGACCTTTGTCGGTGACCAGGGTTGTAATGGTTACCCATTCAGCACCATTGTAAGAATAGGCAGAAGCCCTTCTGAAACCGCTTGAGCGGATCACAGTGGCGTCGATTGTTACACGATTACCAATCTGCTCACCGACTCAATCCGCAGAGGCTTTAACGTCTGGAAGGATAAATCTAGTCAGATTATTGATGACATATTCCTGTACATACTCTGCTATGCTTCCTGCTTCGAATTCATTTTTAGCCCACCAATCCAAAGATGAACGGGTTAAATGATTGATGATTGGTTTATTGTAATCGTTTCCGGGGAATGGCCAATAACCATTCTGAGCCATTGTCTTCTCAGTTTCGAATTTCTTTTGTTTTTCAGCTTCATATTCTTCACGACGTTTAGCAATCTCTTCGTCAGACAGTTTTTGACCGCCGCCACCATTTCCTCCGGTTTCATAAGCGTTCAGTTTATCAGCATAAAATTCGATGTCTTTTGCTGGGAGACCAGAAACTTCTGAAGCTTTTTCAAGGGCGCGTTCTTTGTCGATTGACAAGTTGCATATATACACCCAACCATAAACTGGGATATTTCCTACAGAGTAATAGATAATCTCATAATGACGGAGAGTGTACATTGCATTCTTCTCGCCAGACATGATAGCGAAAAGTTCTTTGCGGGG